CGGGATAACATCTTGGAAAAAACGCGCCGGCTTCAACAGTGAAGCGGGAAAGAAAGTTTCGTGTGTAATATAGAACTTGCATTCTAGAATGTATTAAAAATTCATGGCGTAACACGCCACTAAAAAACTACATTATAGAATGTTTATTCTTGACATATTACAACACACATATAGTGTGGCGTACGAAATGCCCGTACGACTTAGGTTATTTTACAGATCATTACTGGGTAGGACATCGCCAGAGGCGGCAACCCACACCATATCACCGTAAAATAATAATGGTTGACCGATCCAGAAGAAGAGCGAAAAGTCATCTCCGACTGAAACAAATCGTGATACTCCAAAATTCTTATTGGTATCACCTGTTATTAACATTCCCAGATGCGTGTTAGCATGAACACGTGTATCTGAAACCGTGGAATGTATAAATCTACGCGCATGTGCAAAGCGTTGATTAGTATAAAAAGGGAACTCTACTTCTAAAGCTCCATCTATTGTTGATTTGGCTATTTGCGATCCTGAAAATCCAGATCTGAAGATAGACCACATAGCTTTGGTATTATTATCATCATTATTCACTCCAATAGAATTGAGTTCAAATGAGACATTGCCTACCAATGGGGTATCTCTTCTAATATGAATGGTGCCTGTTGTAGGACACAAGAACTTGGATCGCAATCCGCCTCTCCATCCTACATAACATGGAACTAACCAGTGGATGGGGTTCGTGGGGCAGACATTGATAGGGCCTAGTAATCCAGAGTGGCGGTATTCCGAAACATTGGTCGATAAAGTATAACCAGGATAATACGGAAAGTTGTATTCACGCCACCAAAAGTTTATGGCAGGATCAGCAGCTCCAAAAATAGAATGGTAAAAATAGCGCTTCAAAATATTTCGAATCGAAACGACTACCTCGCCCATATATACATGACTAGATGGATCAGCGATAGGTTCCCAATTGCCGACAGCTGGAACTTGAGCTATTGGTGATTGTGCGTCCCCGAGTGTTGCATCTGCTTCAACCCCAGACTGGTTAACGTAACCAGACTGATTTTGGTAGGTCAGATTGAGCATAGCACTATCACTAGGGGCAGCAACTTGAAAGTCATCACCAGCCGAAACGTAAATATTAACATAAACATCCTGAACTATGGTAGGGTCAGGAGCAGTCAAAGCATTACATATGGTTAGTGTAATTTCTCCGTTACAAAAAGCAGCATCATAAGCTGCACCATTAATATGCGAAGCAACCTTCGGAGGAGAGAGATAGGCCAAATTTGTTTCAAGCCAACCTCTATGAGCATTCCATGCAACATCAAAAGTAAAATCTCGTTGACCAGCCAAATCAATAATTCGTGAATAAGACTGGTTATAAGAAGGTTCACTAGTAGAGTAAATTGGATCATAGTAAATCCTCAATCTACCCCTATGCAAAGATGAAGCAACAACTTGAAATCTATAGCGAAGAGTGCCTTTCCAATATTTAAACATGGAAGCTATAGTTGAAACAGGAATATTCATAAATGAAGTAACGTTGGGACCTGTAGAAGTATCCGGTACATAAAGTAACGGATTAACATTGATCTTCTTCAAAACAGTTCCATCAACGTAAGAAGGCGTCCATATAGCAGTCGCGACATAAGCAGAACGAGTCACGATAGACTGTATAGTCATTTCATCGCAGGATCCGAGGCCAACAGTACGAGGATCTATAGACAACTCTTGCTTACTATCAAAACTAAGCTTAACCACAGCTTCACTCTGATCAGAATTGGCAGTATTACCTGCAGACAAATGTTTGAAACGCTGAATCTCTGTAACTACAACTGGTCGAGAAAAACCAAACACAGAAGCCACTTTTCCGATATTAGATGCGAGCATCATAGTGGACAAAGCGTAAGGTTTAATTATGGGAATATTGGACAAGATACCAGCAGCTTTCGATATAATAGAAGCGGGCTTAGACACAATACCTTTGCCATACTCATCACCTGCTTGATGTGTATAAATATTGTAGTTAGTTTGTGTAGGAGAGGCCAATTTAACATCCTGTAACCACGCAAATACAGTTATCTGAACAGAACCTGATGCTGCATTTGAGTGTTTAAGAGCATTCATTGTGATGAATCGTAATCTTCCCATATGTTCAACAGTACTACCAGCCAAATCAAGCCAATTATCAGGACACATGAAAGGAAGTATCATCTCACCTGCTTCACTAGTAGTAGGACTTAAAAAGATATAAGGCATCATAGTTGCTTCACACAATTTTGCTGGAGTTGTTGTGGAGGGCCGTTTAAATTCGTTAGGCCTAGGAAAATACGAAGCTATAGCTAAGCCATACAAAAACGGATTACCATTAACTACTATACGAACATGTAGTTTAGCCGATAATAATTTAAACCCTTCCAACCGACGCTTTAATAATGCATCATTGATAACTAAAGACCATGGATCAATGGTATTGTCAAAAGTTCCAGGAGTGGTATTCCATAGGATTTCATGTATTTTAATAGGACGTGACAAGAAATCACCTAATGGAACATCATCAGGGCAACCATATAAGAAAGTAGAATCGGGCATACTTTCTATATTTAAAGTGACATCCTCTGATTGCTGTGAGAATGCCACAGTTTGTTCCACTTTCGTAGTGGTGGACGATAAAGAATTAAATTTACTTATGTGGTAATAATTGCACAACAGACACATAACATTGATGTACAATAGTAAATTTGATGGTTGACGAAACCCACCTAAAAAGATGTAGCCATTACAGCTGTCTTATTTATCAAGCGTGTAGAGAAGTTACAACGTACTAGAACTAGTTCCTCTATCCGTAATCAGTGATAAATATCTATTTTTGGTTTGCGTAAGCTAGATGCATAGATGCACCCAGAGGGACTTCTAATTAGGAGAACCGAACTAGGATACAAACCTCCTTAGGTTGCACAAGTTTTACATCTATATTCGAGATGAGTGCATTTAACGCCTGCCCAGGGCGGTGCTAAGAACTACGAGCCGAGTTTTTCATTCATTCTCTGAGCATAGGTTTTAGCAACAGATGTGCAATGTATATTAAAAGCAGTACAAACATCATGCATCTGTCGTCGCCGAAACTCAAAGTGTTCACTACCATAGTAAAACCACTCAGTAAGAGCACTATCTATAATGCTGCCCATTTGAATCAGGTCAGATTGTTCTTTACTAGGTATATGAGTCACCAAACTACGTAATATCGATGATTCATCCAACACACCTACCTCATAACCAAGGTCACTAATAAAACGACTCTTACGTTTAAGAAAATCCACATGCTCGGAAGTAACAAAATCTGGAGCTAATTCTGGATCAGATTTATCAGCAGGAGTAACCACAACGTCCATAGTGGCTAAAATACGTCTAACTTTTTGGAAAGTAAAGTCATCACCTTTTGATCCTACACCAGCTACCACATCATCTCCGTATGTAATCATTTTAACAATATTGGTAAATGGTTCCTCAACATTGTTATCATAATAATAGACACATCGAAAATACAATGAGTTAGCAATGGAATTAATATACACAGTCAAGTTCTGACCGGATGGATTAGTGCCTAACAACTGAATGTAATCACCATTAAAGGTCATCACTGGGTAAACTACATCAGCTACCATAGCACGCATTACTTGCAAATCATCTGCAGTATAATTATTAGTATACTCTGCGACCTTAATAAGAACAGAAAAGGCTGCTATTGTAAATTGTGATGGCATGCGTGCATCATAAGCTTCATAATCACAAGTGATGAATCTGTCATTTTTAAAAGATCTAACATGATCCATCAATTGCTGCCACTCGTCACTGTGACAGTTAATCCCAACAGCACACTCAGTTTGCAGTGGAAACGTTGAAAACAAACGAGCTATGGGCAAGAAATATTTTCTCACCATTAGTTGTAACACAATTGGAGCAGCTTGAAAAATACGAACTTTATTACTAGTTAATTTCGTAGCAACATCCTTGCAACTAGCTTGAAACACATGATAGTACCTAGTGTTTTGTTTGTAAGCAGATTCACATTTATCAAACTCTTCCCTTATAGCTGGATCAGTAAAATCGTAGACAACCTTTATATCATCACGCTCTACATTTACAAGCTTAACAAAATCTCGTTTGGGCTTGTTCAATGGAAATCCCATAGACGTATTGAGAGGCATTCTGTCCACGAATCTAATACCATCTCTTCCGTTGATAGTTTGGTACCAATCAAGAGGGAAGGTATCTTTTACTAAATCAGAGATGGCTAAAACCTTAACTGCAGACAACATATAATCCTCAACAGCTCTACTCAATAAAGTTGTCGTGCATCCTAACGACGGACAAGAACACTTCAAAAGATGATCACGATAATGCCTACCTAAGTAAAACTTTGGTTGGCCCCATAATCTGGGATAGTTGAATTTCATTTCCAGATAATCAGCTATCAATGTAGGCTTCACCTCCGACATCAACTTCACTCTACCACCTGTAGAACCAAAAACCTGAACAGAATTAGTAGTCTCTGCCGGTAAAAAACGCAAAGGAGACTTAACATGCACTTCTTCTGACTGTAGTATATCAATCCCATATTGGCATGTCATAATAGTACCTGATGCTGCAAGTGGTAAAGTGCCAGAGATTAGCATTAGTCGCGAACACATTTGATTATAGTCTGCAATCGTCAACGTAGATGCTCCCCCCTCATTGGAACCATCTGCACCAAATGAGTGAAATCCTAAAATGGCAGGCTTGGGACCATAAAACAACACAACACCACAACACAAACCACTAAAGGATGGGTGAGGCAAAGTGTACTTTATGGCACCCTTATTCGTATATCCCTTACCCATCTCCGACTCGACTATATCAGCATCACCAACATAGAAAGAGAAATAATTTTCATTGAGAGGCAAACCATCTTTGTTCTTATAAACGAGCTTAGCATGTCCTGACTGAGGTATAGTCTCAGGCAAATACTCTTTTAAGCTTTTAAAATCACCTCCACTTGTAACGTAAACAAGAGCGAGATCACTATCGGGTTTACATATAGCATCACTCAAACATATATTAGCTCGAAATGTTGCACCAACAACAGTCGGATCTTTTCTATAAAAAGTGAACGTACTAGGTTCATTAGTGAGCATATGGCGAGGCATCAAACATCGAGCTGTTTCAACCATAACTGCATTGGAAAACAATCTCCTCCCATTTCGCTCAACCACACAATACAAAACATTGTTGAAAACACGATTGCGAAGCATATCTGTGGTCACGCGCAATGAAGCATCTTGCCTATTAAAGACAGGACGCTCCACACGTTTCCACATATTAACCTCATCATTACGTGCAGTACACTGCTCCATAGTTTGAGGGGACAAATTACCCTGTGGAGAAAATTTCTTTTTCATATTATACATACGCCTAAACATAACAAGTGCACCAGTCAACACTGCTAAGCCAGCGACAGCTCTAAGTACAAAGCCGCGTGTTAGCTTAACAGCATCACAAATAGCAAACCTACGTAACGCATAATCACGTTGGCGATTTCGTGCATGTATATCATGAACTACCACATAAACAATTAAACAGAGTAAAAGGGTGAGCAAAAGAAACACAATAGGAACTCTCCATACAAAACCGATAGCATGTAGAAAAGCTGAAAACGAAGCAAAAAATGTAGGAGTAATGCACCAAGTACTAAAGACATGGAACAGAGATTGGATAATATAATGATTACGAATAAAGTTAGGGAACATTCGCAATATTTCAAAATAAGCTCCGTTCATAGTTTGATAGCTCAACTCGGTAACAACCAATCTGCCCACCCTAGAATAAACGTAATTTGTAACGTCATCAACACCAGCCTGGTTTTTATTCACAGGCATACGTACAGTGGGTGTAGCACAAGTACATAATGTGCTAATGCGATCACAAATCACACATAAGTTGACTTGCATAGGTTGAGCCTTCATCTTCTTCACCATAATATCTTGTGTTGCAAAATGAGCTTTCGATTTAGTAACGTGATACATAACATACGTACGATAGCTCACATTCTTCATCAGAATTGTGACACCGTTATGATCAGTAAAAGTCTCAACTCTGTATGTATAATTACCAGGAGATAGAGGGTCCTCAACAGCTTGTTCAACTGTAATATCATAAATATCAGGATATGGATCCTCAGGGAAAGCAGCAACAATCTTACTACTATCAATAGTACCATTAGTAAGGAATGCTGGTTTCAGGACAATATGATCGCGAGTACCTCGGCGTGCATTGGCTGCTTTATAGGCAGAAAACTTATCCATACCGCCGTCCTTCAAATTTGAGGTTCCTATTTGAAGTTTATGATTATAAAAGACAGAGCCTTTCTGTTCAACCGATGCCATATTAGCATATGATTGAACATTATTACTACAGTCCAACCAAGGGCGTGCATGATTGTTCAAATTGTTGCCTGCTTCGTTACCCATATCATCAAAAATGAGACACAAGGTGTCAGACTTAACATTATCCATAAACTTTGACGCACAATTAATAGTCACAGTCTTGGAAGTATCAGTGTGCTCGAAATGGTTAGAACACAAAAGATCTCGAGACATCTGTTGAGTGATAAAAGATTTACCAATACCAGATGTACCATATATTAAAAATGTGTATGGAGCAACTCGCAATGAACCACCTTTCGTCTTAGTTAAGAAATCAGCCATCCATACATGGGCCATTCCTAACCTAGTGGTTAACAAATTAGACACAAACTTATCTTTTTCAACTTGCTTCATAAGCTCTAATTCGTTTAATAAATTCTTGAGTTGCAGGTACAATTCTGCCTCTGTCTTAATTGATGATGTATCCAAATTACCAGAAGGTAAGACACTCATAGCTGTACGAACAGCAAAAAACAAAGTGTCCAAACGTTGCATACGCTGATTAGAAAACAAGAATGGGCGTAAAGATCCTGTTTTAAAAGATTCCATCCCAGCGTTAACCAGGTACTCTGCAGTCTTAACAAAACAATCAAACAAATCCGTAGCAGAAGCCTGCTCATCCAAAACCTGCACTGAAAATAGATTTATTTTTCCCAAATCTATCTTAAAAGTGTTCTGCGAACATAAACCAGCAGCAACACACAATGCAAGTAATCTGCCAACCATCTTGAAAAGTGGTGATTGCCTAAACATATTCCAATTTGAAAATACTAAATTAATACCATCAAGAAAACCTGCTTGTGGCTTAAATTCCCCAACCACAGGAATGCCCAAAGAGGTTGTTACCCCTTGTGTACTAAAAAGCCAATCTAAAACGTGCATAGTTATTGACCCATTAATACAATGGCATTTAGCAAACAATATAAAAGCTGCAGCTGTGCTGGAAGCAAAATCTTCCTTAATACCAGATAAGGTTGTCATTAGGATAACTGCAGATTCATAGATGTCAGCTAAATACTCAAAGGTGACACCATAATCAACATATAAACCTACAGGTTGCGGTTTCCAAAACGATCTATCCAATGGTCGGGGATCACCGACAAGTGTAGGATCATCGTTTAGAATCTTAGTTCGCTCGTAATCATAACTAACATAACCTAATTCCTGGATAGGTATTTCCTCAGGAACATATAAAGGGTCATCGATAGGATTACGATATAAGGGCGTGGATGGCTCATCAAACATATGTATTCGATAATCAGACAGAGAATCAGCGTCCGGCAGTAATGAGTGGGTGTCTACAGTTGTAACTTCAACACCAGCATTATGTTTATATTTCTTCAAATGCTTTTTAAATTTCTTTTGCACTCGCTTACCAAACTGATGATAATACTCTTTATCCTCTTGCATATGTCGCTGATGAGTTTGAAAAGATTGACGTAAATACTCCTTAGGATCAAATACATCAACATCATCCCAATCATGTGATAATGTTCGGTTAATATGAGGAGGAGAAAATAAAGTTCTATCATCCTCACGACTACCATCATATGAATTGGACAAATCACTAGGATATTGCTGCATATAAGATCTAGCAGCAACACTTAAATATGAAATGTTAGCAGGCACTTTAGCACCAACAACATCAAAAGCTGAATTTACGTTATTGCACAAGTCCTCAGCTAGGACTTCATGTGCTGTGGTGTTAGCTGGCAATTTTTTGTCAACAACACCCAAATCTGATTTTACGTTATCGCACTGGTTATCAGTTAAAACCAAATCATGCTTAATAGCTTTGATACATTTATCACATTGAGCTGAAATAACATCCTCACCCTTAGGCGAGGCAAAATCGTTTATACTTATAGCGGACTTCATGATAGTGACATTTTTTAGTTTTTGTGACAAAAGCAAAATGTGCGATTTTTTGGTTCTCCACGGTTGTAGAGAGGGGGTTTTTAATTAAATGTAGTTTTAATTAGACTGGTTGTATGTGCCTGACAACCCGCATCACATGGATATCTCGTCCATGCCCCAATTTCTGAGAGTAAGGCTACTCATAAACTCTTCGTCATAAGAGAACAGCAACACGCAATCTACTTTGCTATTTTTCCCAAATCTCTAAAGGTGTCTGGACCTAAATAGGACTAGACAGTGAAACTTCGAAATGACTGAGGCTTACGTGCAATACATAAGTTGACTCAACGCTCGCGCTATCATTCCTAGATTATCAACAATCAGTCGAACTATTACCAGTGCATGTACCGTGAGCGGGTTAGGCCGCTGCGTATACAATCAAGAGTCGAATCTCAAACCTAAAGAGCCCAATGAATACAAATGAGATGTTTTAATATTAAACCAACAATTTTTATTCCCATTTGGACGACCTCCCTGTGAATTAATTTTTATAATTTTCATAGAGCCAACAAGCTCTAACACAATAAATGCAATATCATGCAAAATACAGCATGAAATATATATATAACATACAAAGAGCCAAAAAGCTCAGAAACTAATTTTTATAATTTTATTTGTTTAGTTTAACGTCGAATTGACGTTGCGTTTTACGTTCGCACAAACGACGTTGACTACCATCAGTTCAGATGGTTACGGATTTCTAAATTAAGCTTACCGTCATTATGATAGACAAAAGTCTCCCTATATCAACGTAGGGTTTAGTTTAAAAAGGGACAAAAATACACACAACTTGAACAAAACAACCTGGCTACAAGGTTGCTTCACTAAGTGGGGATGAATAGGCGAACTCGCCAAAAATCATCGTCACCGTAGTGAAGAAAATGCTGGTAGCAAGTAATCTATTCAAAAAGTATGTACGCT